CGCAGATGAAGGTTGATATTGAAGTCAAGACTTTATAGATATTCTAAAAAGATTATCTATGGGTAAACACATTCATCATATCATACCAAAATATATGGGTGGATCAAATGATCCATCCAACTTGATAGAATTGAGCGTTGAAGAACATGCTGAAGCACATCGTAAATTATATGAAGAATTAGGAAACTGGCAAGACTTAATAGCTTGGAAAACTTTAAGTGGTCAGATAAATTCGGATGATGCAAGAAAATTAGCTTCAATAGTTACTTGGACTGGAAGAAAACACTCTGATATATCTATTCAAAAGATTAAAGAAGCAAGAAAAAAACAGGTAATTTCTAAAGAAACTCGAATCAAAATGTCGCAGACGAGAAAAGGAAGAAAACTTACTTGGGATACAAAAAATCTTACTCCTGAAGCTAATGAAAAAAGATCTAAAGCATTAAAAGATATATCTAAACCTAAATTTCAGTGTCCACATTGTGGAAGAACAGGTGGAAACCCAGCAATGAAGCGCTGGCATTTTGATAATTGCAAGGAGAAAAAATAATGCGCGTAGATATTGGACCGTACGCCTCTGTATGGAGCACCTATAATACCTATAGGAGATGGCTCGAGTGGCGCTACGACGAATACATGTGGAGCATTGAAGACGAAGACACCGATGGCTTTGACCTCATCATCGAGAAGGTCCTCGACGCTTGGCAGGTCGTCCTAGACGCTACTATCAACAAGTTCATCATTTGGCGCGGTCGTCGTGAGAAGGTCCGCATCGACTACTACGATACTTGGAGCATGGACCATACCCTTGCCCTGATCATCGTGCCGATGCTCAAGCAGCTCAAGGCGACCAACCACGGTTTCCAGATCACGGACCCCGAAGACGCCCCTACTATCGGCAAGGGTGAAGAAGAAGACTTCGGTCACTCCGATACCCTAGCCCAGGAGCGCTGGGCGTGGATAATGGACGAGATGATCTGGGCCTTTGAGCAGATCTCTAAAGAGTGGACCAACGGTGAAGAGACCTACTACGACAAGTACGAGCCAGACGAAGAAGTCAGTCGCGTAAAGGTCGGTGACAAGTACATCGAGACCAAAGAAGAAGCCCGCGAGCGCGGAAAGTTCAATCCCGATAAATACAAAGAGTACAACGACAAGATCGCAAACGGTCTTCGTTTATTCGGAAAGTACTATCGTGGTCTTTGGGACTGAGGAAATGGCTCGAGTAAGCAATATCCAGATCATCGACGAGGACATCGTCGTACAGGCAGCTGAGTTCCTTGGAGGAAACAGCTCCTTCACTAGGATGCTGGGTATCGCGGACGAGTATAGGGAAGCAGACATGACTCCCCTGTTTCTGCTTGACACAGATAACAAGTACGTCTACTGTGTCGCTAAGGAAACGTTCAATAAAAAATTGAACTGAGACTATTGACTTTTTACTAGAGATGACTAAATAGTATTATGGGTTGCCTTTCGGGACCCATAATACATTCAACCTTGCCTTACAGGAGGTCTATATGACTAATAAGTTTTTTGATCACACTTTTGCTGAGTTCGACAAGTTCAACAAGTTCTTTGTCGGAAGTGATAAGTTCTCGGAGCGCTGGAACGACGCAGTCAGTCAGCTCGCCAACACCGCAGTCAACACCGCATATCCCCCTTTCAATCTAAAGAAGACAGAAGAGAACACGTACGTTATCGAGATGGCCGTAGCCGGATTCGGTAAGAACGATCTCGAGATGACTCTTGAAGATAACAAGCTCATCGTCAACGGAAAGACTACAATCGACAACCTCGTAGCCGACGGTATCGACCAGACCTTCCTCCACAAGGGCATCTCCGACCGCCCATTCACTCGTACCTTCACCCTCGCTGACAACGTCGTCGTTAACAACGCGGCACTCGTAAATGGCCTGCTTAAGATCTGGCTTGAACACATTATCCCCGAGGATAAGAAGCCCAAGAAGATCGACATCACCGACGAGGAGACGACTAAGTCTAAGTCCGACCTCTACCGCGCAAAGCAGCCGTACACAGACGAAGATAAGGTAAGATAAATGTCCGACATAATCAAGAACGTTCGTTCTTGGCTTAGACGCCAGGAGCGAGTACGAAAGACTATCCATGAGCTCTCTTGTCTAAACGACAGAGAACTAGCAGACATCGGCGTCAACAGGTCCGATATCTACAGAATCGCTAAGGAGGCCTAGCATGTGGCCCTACACTGTAGAAGAACTGGTAATCATAAACGGTAAGTAATCAGAGGGGGATCTTCCCCCTCTTTTCTTTTGGAGAATCTAAATGATAACTATTCAACAGATGAACTCTTTCTTTGAAGACACGCCTGACGAGACTCTTCAGGCATACATCGACCCTCTCAATACTGTGATGACTACCTTTCACGTCAACAACCCATACAGGATCTCGATGTTCTTGGCTCAAGTAGGAGTCGAGTCAGGTGGCTTTCGTGAGATCGAGGAGAACCTCGACTACAGTGCAGAAGGTCTCGTTCGTACTTTTCCAAAATACTTTAAGACCGTTGATCCGAACGACTACGCTCACAGCCCTGAGAAGATCGCCGACCGCGTCTATAAGAACAGGATGGGCAACGGAGACGAGGCTTCAGGCGACGGCTGGAAGTTTCGTGGTCGCGGTCTGATCCAGATCACCGGAAAGTACAACTACGAGGCTCTAGCACACGCTCTAGGGTACGAGCTTGACCAGACTGTCGAATACCTTCAGACGCCTCTCGGTGCCTGCATGTCTGCGGGATGGTACTGGAACTCTCGAGACCTCAACCACTTCGCAGATGAAGAAGACGTACTGACGTGCACGAAGAGGATCAACGGCGGGACCATCGGACTCGACCAGCGAGAAGCACTCTACAAGGAAGCGCTTACCATCTTTAGTTGACAAATATAGAAAAGAGTGATATATTAAGACTATGAATTTCTATACACACGTCCACGTTATGCGAGACTCGATCTACCTCCGCGGCTATTCCAATGGAAGGCGCGTTCAGGAAACTATCGACTATGAGCCGTACCTCTTCGAGGTCACAGGCCGTAAGTCAGAATACTCTACCCTCGCCGGCAAGCCCGCCGAGAAGATTTCCTTCAAGTCCATGCGCGAGGCCAAGGACTACGTCGAGCTCTACAAAGACACGATGGGCAAGCGAGTCTACGGGCTCACTAACTTCCAGTACGTCTTCCTCAACGACGAGTATCCAGGCGAGCTTGAGTACGACCCGAGCCAGATCTCGGTAGTAAGCCTCGACATCGAGACCGACTCGAGCGGTGGGTTCCCTAACATCAGGGAAGCCGACAAGGCGATCACCGCTATCTCGATATCCAAGAACGGCAAGAAGATCGTCTTGGGTACTCGCTTCTATAAGTCAAAGTCCAACGACGTCACCTACAGGATGTGCAAGGACGAGAAGGACCTGCTCAGCAAGTTCCTCGTCGTGTGGACTCACGAGGACTGGGCTCCCGACGTCGTGACCGGATGGAACGTCGAGATGTTCGACATCCCGTACATCTACAACCGCATCCGAGTAGTGCTCGGCGAGAAGAACGCTAAGATGCTGTCGCCTTGGGGTCGTGTCCACGAGCGTGAGATCATCCGCGGCAAGTCCTCCTCCAACTCAGGCAAGGACCTCGACAGTCGCGTGGAGCACGTCTACGACATGGTCGGCATCGCGGTACTCGACTACCTTCAACTGTACAAGAAGTTCTCGTTTAAGAACCAAGCGTCCTACAAGCTCGACCACATCGCCAACGTCGAGCTCGGTGAGAGGAAGCTGGACTACTCTGAGTACGGCTCACTCAACGACCTCTATGAGAAGAACTACGAGCTCTTCATCGACTACAACATCCACGACGTCGTCTTGGTAGACAGACTCGAGGAGAAGCTCGGCCTCATCAAGCAGGTGTTCGCCATGGCCTACGACGCCAAGGTGAACTACGTCGACGTCTTGACCACCGTGCGCCCTTGGGACGTCATCATCCACAACTACCTTATGAGCAAGAAGACCGTCATCCCACAGTTCGAGAAGGGTGACGACGACTTCAACCTCGTCGGCGGTCACGTCAAGGAACCTCAGCTCGGGATGCACAAGTGGGTCGCGTCCTTTGACTTGAACTCGCTCTACCCTCACTTGATCATGCAGTACAACATCTCGCCTGAGACGTTCGTCGAGAAGCTCGACTCCTTCCCAAGCATCGATGCCCTGCTCGACAGGTCGACCGACTACGAGTACAACAATGAGTGGTCCTACGCTGCCAACGGTTGTGTGTACCGTCGCGACAAGCTTGGGTTCCTTCCCGAGCTCATGCAGAAGATGTACGACGATCGCGCCAAGTACAAGGTCATGATGATCGAGGCAAAGAAGAGGTACGAGGAGACTCACTCCCGCAAAGACGAGAACGACATCGCTCGATACCACAACCTTCAGCTTGCCAAGAAGATCCAGCTCAACTCGGCCTACGGTGCACTCGGCAACGCCTACTTCCGCTGGTTCAACTTCAACCACGCCGAGGCCATCACCACTTCCGGTCAGCTGTCCATTCGCTGGATCGAGAAGCGTATGAACGAGTTCCTCAACAAGCTTCTTAAGACCGAGGGCTTCGACTTCGTCATCGCCTCCGACACCGACTCGATCTACGTCAACCTCGAGCCGCTGGTCAACTCGGTGTTTCCCGGCGAGACCGACAAGCCTAAGATCGTCGACGCCCTCGACAAGTTCATCGAGGCTAAGATCCAGCCGTTCATGGACAAGACGTATCAAGACCTCGCCGACCATATGAACGCTCGTCAGCAGAAGATGAAGATGAAGCGTGAGACGATCGCCGACAAGGGGATCTGGATCGCCAAGAAGATGTACATGCTCAACGCTTGGGACATCGAGGGCGTACGCTACGACAAGCCAAAGCAGAAGGTAATGGGCATCGCGTCCGTCAGGTCTTCTACACCGTCTTCGTGTCGCTCGGCCCTCGAGATCGGCATCACCAAGATCATGAACGAGGATGAGGAGTCGATCATCGAGTTCATCGCGAAGTTCAGGGAAGAGTTCGAGACGCTTCCGTTCGAGGAGATCGCTTTCCCTCGCGGCATCAAGAACATGAACAAGTATCGTGACAGCTTGACGATCTACAAGAAGGCGACTCCTATTCAGGTCAAGGGCGCCCTGATATATAATAAGTTCGTCCAAAAGTTCGGCAACAAGTACATGCCGATCGCGGACGGTGATAAGGTAAAGTTTGCATACCTCAAGGTCCCCAACATCGTTCATGAGCAGGTCATCGCGGTACCTGATGAGATGCCTGATGAGTTTGATCTCAACAAGTATCTCGACCGCGACATGCAGTTTGACAAGGGGTTCCTTGAACCTATGCGGTCAATTCTCGAGGCTATCGGCTGGTCGACTGAGAAGAAGTCGACTCTTGAAGACTTCTTTGGATAAGGAAATACAGATGAAGATCGACGACGACTTTGGATTCTCACTAGTATCTGAGACTGAGCTCAAGGCTCACGAGGAGACGCTTAAGAAGAAGGTCGAGGAACAGTCTCGAGTAGTCGAGAAGACCTCTAAGGACGCTAAGGACAAGATCCACACGCTTCGCGACATGATCATGCCCCTTCTCAACAACCTGTCAAAGGATCCAGCCAAGGAGTACATCCTGTGGCCGGACCGTGCAGCCAAGATCCAAGCATTCATTAACAAGATCAACGCCTTCGTGGATGAGAAATGATCGACTACATCGCTCTGCTAGTAGCCCTCTCGGTCTCAGCAGTCTCGGGATACTACTCAATCATCGGGTTGACTAGCATCTTCTCTGCTTCTTTCTGGCCAGTCGTGGTAATGGGCTGTGTGCTCGAGGCGGGTAAGCTCGTCTCAGCTTCCTGGCTCTACCGCAACTGGAAGACGGCCCCGCTCTTCTTAAAGTCATACCTCACGCTGGCCGTGATAGTCTTGATGATCATCACGAGTATGGGCATCTTTGGGTTCCTGTCAAAGGCACACATCGATCAACAGGTAAACTTGACTACGGGCAACGCTGACCAGATATCGATAATCGATACCAAGATCGAGGCCGAGAGCCAAGTCATCAAGGACCTCGACCTTCGAATATCACAGATCGACAACGCAGTCACAAAGATGACCGACAAGGGACAGGCCCAGTCGTCGCTGAACGCTGCAGAAAAACAGAGGAAGCTTCGCGATGATCTCACTAAACAAAAGAATGCACACTCAGAGACAGTATCTACACTCAGGGAAGAGAAGATACCTCTTGAGTCGAGTCTCAAGAAGATGGAGGCTGAGGTCGGACCAATCAAGTACATCGCGCAGCTTATATTTACAGACGCTGGCAGCGAGAATCTCGAGAGAGCCATTAGAGGTGTCATTCTTCTCTTGGTGATCGTGTTCGACCCTCTAGCCGTAGTGCTGCTTATCGCAGCCAACAGTGGACTGGCTCGCAACCAAGACGAGGAAGAAGTTAAACCTAAAAAGAAACAGTTGACAAATAAGCCAAAACGTGATAATATATTAAAGATTGACAATAACAACATTACGCAGTTCATAGACAAGGAGAAGCCATGAGTAATTTCTTTCGTAACTTCGTTGAGCAGATCAAGGACGATGACACGTCGATCATGGCCGACGGTAAGGGCTCGGCTGAGTTCAGTGGAACCATCGATACCGGCAGCTACATCATGAACGCCGTCCTGTCTGGAAGTCTGTATGGCGGCATCCCAAACAACAAGATCACTGCGTTCGCTGGTGAGTCGGCTACCGGCAAGACGTTCTTCGTGCTCGGCATCGTCAAGTCGTTCCTTGATCAGAACCCCAATGCCGGCGTGGTCTACTACGACACCGAGGCTGCCGTCACCAAGAACATGATGGAGGAGCGCGGCATCGACACACATCGAGTCGTCATCGCCGAGGTCGACACAGTCCAGAAGTTCCGTCACCACGCTCTCAAGATGATCGACTCGTACGAGAAGGTCAAGGAGAAGGAGCGTCCTCCGATGATGTTCATCCTCGACTCGCTCGGTCAGCTGTCGTCTACCAAGGAAATGGAAGACACCGCTGAGGGCAAGGAGACCCGCGACATGACCAAGGCACAGATCATCAAGGCAGCCTTCCGCGTCTTGACTCTCCGCCTCGCAAAGGTCGGCGTCCCGCTGCTTGTCACTAACC